GCGAAGTGACAACTCTTTGCAGGAGCAAGTGATCGCCACTCAGGCATTCAACTTCAATCGGTTCAATCAGCTTGCAGAACATGCCAACAGGCTTAACTCCCTGATCGATACCAGCACCGAAGAAACCCTAATCGAATACCGGGAGATTCTCCGCCGTGAAAAAACCTGTGATCTGCCTGTTCCTGCTGACATTGCTGGTGGGCTGTACGAATATGCGTACCGTTTACGTTCCAGCGCAATGCACGCCGATACCGACACAGTTGACGAAGCCGATGATCGTGCCGCTGCCGCCAGCTCAATGACGTACTGCCAGGCAGTCTTGTGGATTAAGCCGCTACTGGCCGTAATTGAGAAGGGCAACAATAATTTCGCTGGCATAAGGCAGATCGAGCTGGAAAGAAAGAACTAGGGATGGCTCCTCCTTGAGCACACGGGTATTTCTGAACGACGGCTTTACCTGACATAGCAAAGCACCTTTAAATTGTAGAAAAGACTCGATATTTAACAAGCGAAGCGCAGCAATGTAAAAAAATGCCCTCACATGGAGGGCTACCAGAGTCTCAGTTTCACTTGCTCTTTTTATAGATGCTTCCCTGGAGTGGCAAACTCCTCATCAGAGTCCTAAACAGCCTGGCAAATAGCCAGTAATCAACAAGCATAAGCGGTAGCGATTAGGATAATCCTTACCTGATCATTTGGGCTGGGCAGAAACATCAAATGCTCTGATTATCGATAGGGCTGACATAGAGACTGCAAAGGTATAGAGTTGAGATGTCTTTATGGAATGAGGATTAACATGAAAGGTAAAGTGATTATCGCTGCTATGGCTTTTGTATCTTTCAGTGCTTTTGCGGACGAGGGGCAGTATCTTTCTGATTTCGCCAGTGCAAAAAGCACGTCTAAAAGCTACTCCCAGCTGATTAGTAAAAACAAACTACCAGCATGGGTAAAAAGTGGTGGCACGAGCACGCCATCAACCGAAGTAACTGTTGCGGACAAAAAGTATATTGCGCTGTCAGGGTGTAAACCACACAGTTGTCCAGAACAGAATATTGCTGTTCTCTACTCACCTGATAGCGGTGATATTCATGGTGTGTTTTCTGATTTCAATGCAGAAAAGAATCGTGAGACATTGACCTGGTTAAACGTGGATCCGATTGATTCTAATGCGATGAAAAATGCGCTTTTCAATCGGCTGTACGGCAATTAAATAACCCAAGCTTCAAACTGTAATCCACTAGTTTGAAGCTTCAAAATACAAATCAATCGCCATTCAGTGTGTTGGTTGCTCACATCGCACCCTCATTTCGCTTAACTTTAGCAATGAACTCCTCTGTTATTGATAGTCCCGCTATGATTTCCGAGTTTAAGACAGAAGCACCAAATTTACTTACGAGGTCCAGAAGAGTTTCATATGTCTGGATGAGTTCCATTAGATCGGAAATCACTAATTGGTCATGCTCAGTGCGAAAATGAGACTCGGCGGAGGTTTGATGCACTATCCACTCGAGATTGGTCTTGATTTTCTGTACGTCATCGTAGTTATACATATTTCATAAGCTTAAATCCTCATTTCAAGATTTCTTTGAGAAAAATACTTCATTGCTTCAAATACTGAAGCTGTGAGTGACGTCTAAAGTTCATTCAGTTTAGAGGTAACAATGGCTAAGCCGGACTGGGGCGAGCTGCAGAAGCGGTTCCTGTCTGATCACGCTGCTACTGGCATATCCCCTAAGGAATGGTGCGAGGCGCATAATCTTAATTATGTAACTGCTCGCCGCTATATCAAGAAAACTGCTGCGCAAAATACAAAAATTTACCCGCGAAAGATAGTGCGCACTGCGCAGAAAGATAAAAGCGCAGAAGAGCTGGTGGACATAAAGCTAAGCGCGAAGGTAAAGCGCTTTATTGCTGAATATCTGAAGGACAATAACGCCACGGCCGCCGCTGCGCGTGCTGGTTATAGTGACCCAAACTACGGTCGTCAGCTCATAGCGAATCCTAACGTTGCGCAGGCTATTGCGCAGCAGCAAAAAGCGTCCATTGCACGCACGCTTGGCAGTGCCGATGAAGTCCTCGCGCAGATGTGGCAGCTCGCCACCTTCGATGCAAACCAGCTTTCGCAGTATCGTCGTGGCGCGTGTCGTTACTGCTGGGGCTTCGGTCATCACTACCAGTGGCGCGATGCCGTTGAGTTCGAAGAGAAAAGACTCGAGGCGCTTGAGCGTGACAGACGTGAACCCGAAGATTCCGGCGGTTACGGCTATGACCACAACAGAGAGCCTAACCCTGAATGCCCGCGCTGCAACGGCGATGGTATTGGCCAGCCTTATTTCCCCGATACGCGCAAACTCCCTCAAGTCTCACGGCTCGCATACTCCGGCGTTAAGGTCGGCAAGAATGGCGTCGAGATAACCGCAATCAGCCGTGAGCGCATGTTCGAAGCGGTAATGAAGCGCCTTGGCCTGGCTGATAGCGAGTTCGCGCAGCGCCTGCAGCAGATTGAAATCGAGCGCCGGCAGCTGGAGGTAGAAAAGCTTCGTAAAGAGTTGGCCGGTGATGGTGAGGACGATGAACCAACCCCAGTGCAGATCAATATCAACGTAGTGGATGCGAGGGCAGACGATGGGGATCAGCCCGACACTTAACATTCCTCAGGCGCGCTTCCTCGCGATGCAGCACAAATTCAAAGCCTACGTTGCCGGGTTCGGTTCCGGTAAGACGTGGGTGGGCTGCGGCGGCATCTGCAAAGGGATGTGGGAGCATCCGAAGATTAACCAGGGTTACTTCGCGCCGACATACCCGCAGATTCGTGACATCTTCTACCCGACGATTGAAGAGGTGGCCTTCGACTGGGGGCTGAGCGTCAAAATCAATGAGGGGAACAAAGAGGTTCACTTTTACGAGGGGCGGCGCTACCGTGGGACAACCATCTGTCGTTCGATGGAGAAACCCGGCTCGATAGTCGGCTTTAAAATCGGTAACGCGATGGTGGATGAGCTGGACGTCATGGCTGCAGCCAAAGCACAGCAGGCATGGCGAAAAATCATTGCTCGTATGCGTTACAACATCCCGGGCCTGAGGAATGGAATTGACGTAACGACAACACCGGAAGGTTTCAAGTTCGTCTACCAGCAGTTCGTGAAGGCTGTACGTGAAAAGCCCCAACTGGCAGCCCTGTATGGGCTGATTCAGGCCAGCACATTCGACAATGCGAAGAATCTACCGCCTGATTACATTCCATCGCTGCTTAGTTCTTACCCTGATGAACTGATTCAGGCCTATCTGCGCGGGAAGTTCACGAACCTCAATAGCGGAACCATTTACCACACATTTAACCGCAAGCTGAATAACTGTTCTGACGAGATTCAGGATGGGGATCCGCTGTTCATTGGTATGGACTTCAACGTTGGGAAAATGGCCGCGATTGTTCACGTAAAGCGTAACGGCTTGCCACGTGCGGTGCGTGAGTTGGTGAAGGTATACGACACGCCGGCGATGATTAAGCGCATACAGGAAGAGTTCTGGCGCTATGAGGATGGCCGCTACGTGAAGAGCCGGGAGATTTACATCTATCCGGATGCGTCAGGCGACTCCCGCAAATCGCAGAACGCCAGCAAGACCGATATTGCTCAGCTCAACGAAGCCGGATTCAGCGTCATCGTTGATGATGCCAACCCGCCGGTTAAAGACCGCATCAACTCGATGAACGCCATGTTCTGCAACGCCAACGGCGAACGCCGCTACCTTGTGAACGTCCAGAATTGCCCGGTTTACACCGAGAGCCTCGAGCAGCAAATCTGGGCGGCTAATGGCGAACCGGATAAATCAGCTGATAACGATCACCCCAATGATGCTGGTGGGTACTTCATCGTGAAGGATTACCCGATCGTGAAACCGGCATACACAATCACCATGGACACCACTTTCTGATATGGCAAATGACGACATCACCTGGGTTCGACCAGAACACCGGGCGGCTTCTGCTGCCTGGCGGAAATACAGGGACTTCTGCAAAGGAGCTGAGGCCGTAAAAGCGGCAGGTAATAAGTATCTGCCTTATCTCGACCCAACCGATAAATCCACACGCAATCGCAAGCGCAATGAGGACTACCTGAACCGCGCGGTGTTCTATGCGATTGCCGGTAATACGAAGATCGGCATGCTTGGGATGGCGTATCGCAAGGACCCCACGTTTAACGGCCCTGAAAAGCTCAATTACCTGTTGGACAATGCAGACGGGGCCGGTACCAGTATCTATCAGCAGTCGCAACTGGTGACCGAGAACGTGCTGGAGGTTGCGCGAGAGGGGCTTTATGTCGATTACGCAGAAGCATCCGATGAGGCGATCATCCTCCGCTATCCGGCAGAGAACATTATCAACTGGCGAACAAAGCGAATTAACGGGCGCGATCATCTGGTGCTGGTGGTACTGCGCGAATGTGTAGAAGAGCCGGATGGCTACGCTTACAAGGATGAAATCCAGTACCGAGAGCTGGCGCTGGAAGAAGGGCGGTTCATCTGTCGGGTATGGCGCCGGGCAGGTGGCACCGCAAGCGGAACCTACACAGTTGACAGTGAGTACCACCCTAAGCCGAAAGGAAAGGACTACTGGGATGAAATCCCGTTCACATTCGTCGGGGCCCAGAACAACGATCCTACCATTGATGATTCACCGCTGGCTGCGCTGGTGGAGATAAACCACGGTCATTACCGAAACAGCGCTGACTATGAAGACAGCGTATGGTTCTGTGGCCAGGTGCAGCCGTACATGACTGGGCTCGATACCGGCTGGCGTGACCACCTCGAGAAGAAGGGCGTAAAAATTGGTTCCCGATCACCGCTTTTGCTTCCCAAAGAAGGCTCGTTTGGCTATGCCCAGGCGCAGCCGAACATGCTGGCTAAAGAGGCCATGGACAGCAAACGCGATTACATGGTGCAGCTTGGCGCCAGGCTGATTGAGCAGAACGCCACGGCGAAGACTGCTACCCAGGCGAGTGGTGAGCAAACATCTTCCACATCCGTGCTCGGTATCTGCGTTTCAAACGTTTCTGAGGCCTACACGCTGGCGCTGGGATGGTGTGCGAAATACCTCGGTATCAAGGGAGAATCGACGAGCTACACCATCAATCAGGAATTCATAGCGAAGGTTGCCGAGTCGGGCATGGTGACTGCAATCGTCAACGCCTGGCAGTCCGGTGCGCTGCGCGATAGCGATATGATTCGCGCGCTGCAGAAGCTTGATCTCATTGACCCGGCCGACAGCCCGGACGAGGTTATTGATGCGCTTCGCAATCAGGCCCCCACGCTGACCGGGGGCTGATATGGCAACCGCAAACGAAAGCCTGCGCGATGAGTCGATCGCACATTCCGTCTGGATTAGCCGTTATGCGACGGGCGTGGCAAACCGGATGGTGAAGTTGCTTAACGAGACGGATGCTGACCTGTCGGCACGTCTACTGGATGCGCTGGACAGATTGCCACCTGAGAGCTTCACCGTTAGCCGTCTGCAGAGTTTACTGGGCAGCGTGCGTGAGCTTAACCATCAGGCCGTAGCCACCATGCAGGCAGGGCTCGAGAGTGAGCTGGTGGCGCTTGCAAAGAACGAAGCCAGTTATCAGCTGAGCCTGTTCGATTCCCTTCTGCCATCACAGGTCCTGTCTCACTATCCTCTGCAGGGCATCACTGCCGATATGGTGTATGCCGCGGCGATGGCGAAGCCCTTTCAGGGGAGGCTGCTGAGTGAATGGGCGGAGAATCTGGAATCGGACAGGCTGGCGCGTATCGTGAACGCCGTCCGCAGGGGTTATCTTGCCGGCGACACGGTAGAAACAATCGCGCGCAGTGTTCGTGGCCACGCCAATAAAGACTACCGCGACGGCGCGCTGCAGATGAGCAGGGCAAATGCCGCCAGCATTGCTAAAACAGCCGTAAATCATCTGGCTGCCACAGCACGCAACAGCTTCACCAGTGCCAACAGCGATATCGTGAAAGGCAAACAGTGGCTGTCTACGCTGGACAATAAAACCAGCCACGACTGCATTATTCGTGACCTGCTGCGCTATACCCTGGATAACAAACCGGTCGGGCATAAGGTGCCGTACCTACAGGGACCCGGGAAGATTCATTTCTGCTGCCGTTCTACTGAAACCCTGATCCTCAAGTCATGGCGAGAGCTCGGCATCAATATCGACGAAATGGACGAGGGCACTCGTGCCAGCATGGATGGCCAGGTACCAGCTAAAACCACGTATCTGGAATGGCTCGAGCGTCAGCCCGCTCAAAGACAGGATCAGGTTCTGGGTGCCGAGCGTGGACGTCTGTTCCGCGCGGGTGAAATCGACCTGGCTGATATGTTCACTGATAAAGGCGAGTGGATCTCCCTCGAACGTCTTAAGCAGCTCTCAGGCACAGACAACTAACAACCATTACTTTCTTCACGCCCTGGCATCCGCTGGGGCTTTTTTATGGGCTAGGCCCTGCAAAATCCCGAGGGGAAATTATGTTAATTCGAAACATGCTTCTGAAATTTTACGCACCTGAAAGCGGCGGTGAGGGCAGCGGTGGCGGTGGTATCGAAATCACCCCAGAAATCCAGAAGCTGATTGATGAGCGCGTGACCAGCGAAGTCACTGGCCTCAAAACGAAAAATAGCGAACTGCTGGGGACCATCAAGCAGCAAAAAGAAAACCTGTCTCGCTTCGATGGTATCGACCCTGATGCAGTGCGCGGGATCCTGCAGCGTTTTTCCGACGACGAAGAGGCAAAGCTGATTGCCGCCGGGAAAATTGATGAGGTGCTCGATAAGCGCACCGAGCGTCTGCGTGCTGACGTTGATAAGCAGATTAAAGCCGCAAATGAACGCGCCGACAAAGCCGAAGCGTTCTCCAACAAATTCCGGGATCGAGTTCTGGGCGATGCAATCCGTGCAGCAGCCTCAAAAGCTGGCGCACTGCCGGAAGCATCCGACGATCTCATTCTGCGTGCCAAAGGCACATTCCAGCTCAACGACGAAGGCGAGGCCGTAGCAGTTGATGCAAATGGCGACGTTCTGTTCGGTAAAGACGGCAAAACCCCACTAAGCCCGCTTGAGTGGGCGGAGTCTCTTAAGGAGACGGCTCCGCATCTGTTCCCACGCGCGGAAGGCACCGGCGCGGGCGGACACAAACCAAACGGTGGTGGCAGCCTGAAACGTTCCGAAATGAGCGCCAGCGACAAAGCGGACTATATCCGCAAGCATGGCCAGCAGGCCTTCCTCAAACTTCCAAAATAAGGGATTAACCCATGTCTACCACTGTTAATAGTGACCTGATCATTTATGACGACCTGGCGCAGACCGCCTTCCTAGAGCGCCGCCAGGACAACCTGGCTATTTTCAACGCGTCCTCCAACGGTGCGATCCTGCTGGATAACGAGCTGATTGAAGGCGATTTCCGCAAGCGAGCCTTCTACAAAGTGGGCGGCTCAATCGAATCGCGTGACGTTAACTCCACCGAAAAGGTGACGGGTAAGAAGATTGGCGCCGGTGAAGCCGTATCCGTCAAAGCGCCGTGGAAATACGGTCCATACGAAACTACCGAAGAAGCGTTCAAACGCCGCGGCCGCTCGGTTGACGAGTTCTCCGAAGTGATCGGCACTGATGTGGCTGACGCTACGCTGGAAGGCTACGTGAAATACGGCTTGAAGGCCCTGACGGCAGCAATTGGCGCCAACGCGGATGTGGTGGTCACCGCCGATATCGAAACAGACGGCAAGAAGACCCTAACACGCGGCCTGCGTAAGTACGGCGACAAGTTCAACCGTGTCGTGCTCTTCGTTATGCACTCCGCCACTTACTTCGACATCGTGGATGAAGCGATCGCCAACAAAATCTACGAAGAAGCAGGCGTGGTGGTCTACGGTGGCCAGCCAGGTACGCTGGGTAAACCTGTGCTGGTGACCGACACAATGGACGCGGATGCGATTCTCGGGCTGGTGACCGGGGCGGTGACTGTTACTGAGTCTCAGGCTCCGGGGTTCCGTTCCTACGACATCAACGATCAGGAAAACCTGGCGATCGGATACCGTGCAGAAGGTGTGGTGAATGTCGACCTACTGGGTTACAGCTGGGATACCTCCAAAGGTGATAACCCGGACCTGACCAAAATCGGCACTGCAGGTAACTGGAAGAAGCACTTCACCAGTAACAAATCTACTGCTGGTGTCTTGATCAAGCTGGGATCCGCAGCGGGGGAGTAACGCTGTCAGCGGATAAAACCTCCGCAACCGCTGACAGTACCGATGCGGTCACCATTTCCCTGAAGTACACGCTAAACGGCGCAGGTGTTTCCGGCAAAACCGTTGCCTGGAATTCAACCGGCGGCACGCTCAGCACTGCCAGTTCTCAAACCGGCTCTGCTGGTGGGGCGACGGTCAAACTTACCTCTGAAACGGCAGGTACTTTCACAGTCACTGGAACTGTTGATGGTATTGCTAAATCGAGTGAGGAAATCACCTTCACCGCACCTGCAGCTGGCTAATCGATGGGGCGTAAGCCCCATTCACCGGATGCTCAGATGATTAATACTGATATCACCGCCGCTGACGTTAACAGTTACGCCAGCGAAGATGAACTGGCGTCATTTGCCGCGCTGAGAGGGATTGAGCTGCCTGACAAGCTCACACCGTTACTGATTAAGGCGATGGACTACCTGGAAGGGCTTGATTGGGTAGGTTCCAAAGCAGACCCTCGACAGCCGCTGGCCTGGCCACGCGCAAATGTCATTCTGGATGGACACGACTTCCCACCCGACCAGGTGCCGCGGCAGGTTATCACCGCACAATGCATGCTGG